TACAATTTAATGACTCCAGGTCAAACAGATACAACTGATTATCCAGATCCAGCTGATACAAGTGCTGTACCTACCGTCACATCAACTACTACAACTACTACTAAAGCTCAAGGACAACTAGGGGATGATGATTATAAACCTGAAAGTACAACTGTAACAACACAGGAAGATCCAGATACTACATTCCAAGCTCCTTATACTCCTCCTCAATATGAGTGGGATACTGATTGGGAAGGATGGACTAATCCACAAGATTTTGTAAATCGCTTACAAGAAACCTATATAGGAACTGGTGATGATGATACAGGTATCTTAGGTAGACAAAGAACTACAGGTATTGAGACGGCATATGAAGATCTTTTAGGTAGAGCAGCAACTGAAGATGAAATAAGCACAGGTTTATCAAGACTACAAGATCGTGCTTATGGTGGTGCTGGTATATCCGGTCTTCGTGATTCTATTAAATCAGGCTCTGAATATACCAAGAAGTTTAATCAAAGCTACTTAGATAACTATTACGACACGATGTTTGGTAAGCAAACTGTTGATGATGATGGTAATAAAACAGGTAAACGTAAGTATACTTTTGATGCTTCTTTATTACCAACAGTAAGCGAAGATTTAAAAACTAAATCTGGTATTACTACTCCTGACTTTACAGATTACTTCTCAGAAGCAAGAACAGTTAAGGAACTTGAAGAAGGTACACAAAACATCAGAGATACTAGAAAATATCTATACAGTGCTGGTTTAACTTCTCTTCAAGGAGATATTGATAAAGAAACTGCAAAGATTAAAACTGAAGGTCAGAAAGATATTGCTCGTATTCAATCTGATACAAATATTATTACAGGAGCACTAAGTGGATTCTGGAGTTAGTAATTTAAATATTCCTATTGTTATAATTATTATAATATGATTTTTAAAAGTAAATGACTAATGAATACAATACTGGTGTAACTGAGGGAACTGCAGACACTTCTAAAGATTTTGATATCAATAGATTTGAAAAACTATTAAATCGTCTTGAAGCATCTAAAAAGCGTCAGCAACGTCAGAAGTCTGTAGAAGGTCGTCGTGACATCTTCTCACAGGGTCTTGCTTCAATGATGGGCAACTTCTAGTTTTTTTTAACGTAGGTTACTATCATGGCTGTAGAAGAAACTTATGGTGATGACGACTGGTTTGATATAGACAAATATCGTCAAGCCGCTGGAGTTGCCTACGATTTTTCTAAAAAGAAATTGGAGGATGCAGGTGCCCAAGAACGAGAAACAATTGGTAAAGGAGCTACAGAGCAAAGAGCCTCTGACCGCCAGAAACAAGGGTTCCGTGAAAGGGAAGAAGAAAGAGATCGTAAACAGTCCCAATCAGCGTATAAATATTGATGTATTTAATACTTGGGTAGATAATTTAGACTCCTCTACACAGGAGTCATTTTGTTCATTTGCTTCCGAAAATTATTCAGTAATAGAAATTTATCTATATTCACGTTTTCTTGGTTATGAGGGGAGTATTGTTGCATGTGATGCTTGGTTAAAAGATACCTATACAAAACCTGATCATCGAAAGAAACTTCTATTTGAAATAGATGAGATGCAGGAAGATATACGTAAATTAAGAGAAGATGTAGAAACAGGATTAGTTAAGCGTGATGCAGGAGTTGCTCGTATTGCTCAAATGCAAAAAGAATTACGTGGAACAATTGCACAAATAGAGCAGTTTACGAGTACTAAGGATAGAAAAGGTTTACTAATGGCTGGAGCTGATAGAGCGATACGTGAGTTGATGTTTATTTTTAAAGACGATCCAATTGAAATACCTTTAGAAGAAGCAACTATGAGTGTCTGGGCAAGAATGCAACTAGAAGAGTAGCTACGCTAAAATATATTTATTCAGAATTTAAATAGGGATATGGCTAAAGGTAAAATGCCTCCTCAGTTAGTTGAGTATTTTAAGAATAAGAATAAAGAAAAAGATGATGGTACTAAATTATCAGATAAAGAGAAACGTAAAGAAGCTCTAGATAAAGCACGTAAGTATAAAGAGCAAAAGTCAAAAGAAAAGAAATAAGTTAGTATTTAATAGTACGTTGAATACAGTTAGTGCCTTCTTATACCCATCTTGCATATAGACGTAATGCTAAGGCTGCTGCTCGTAAGCAACAGATTAAGATACCTAAGAATTTAGAGTTATTAGAAAAAGCTAGAGATAATTTTGCTTACTTTTGTGAATATGTAGCTGATAAACCTCCTGCAGAACATCATAAAGAATGGCATAGACATTTTGTAACTGAAGAAGATAGTAGCTGTTTAATTAAGATTGCTGGACCAAATGTAGATCTCTTAGCACCTCGTGGTTCTGCTAAGTCTACAGTTTTAGGTTTACTTACTGCTTGGGCTATTGGAATACATACAGAAGCTAAGCTCCCATTACAGATTCTCTATCTTTCATATACTGTTGATATTGCTCGATCTAAGTCTGCAACTATTAAGAGGATTATTGAAAGTAAAAGATATCAAGAAGTTTTTCCTCATGTACGTCTTTTAAAAAATGTTACAAGTAATGAGTACTGGTCTATTGATCATAAGTTTGCAGGAATAGATACTACTGGTGAAGAACAATTTACTTTATGTGCTGCTGGATTAAAAGGTTCTGTTACATCTAAGCGTTCTCATCTTGTAATGATTGATGACGCTATTAAATCTGCTGCTGATATAGCTAACCCAGATATTAGAAAACAGATGCAAGACAACTGGAATGCTGTTATTGCACCAACTATGTTTGAAGGAGCCAGAGCTATATGTTTAGGAACTAGGTTTAGACATGATGATATCCATTCAACTACTTTTAACGATCAAAACAATTGGACTCAGATAGTCTTATCTGCAATTAATAATAATAAAGAAACAGGTGAAGAAGAATCTTACTGGCCTGATATGTGGTCACTGGAGTATTTAAAAGAAAAGAAACGACAAGCTCCTATTGCTTTTTCATTCCAGTATATGAATAAAGTTATTCGTCAAAATGAACTATCACTAGCACCAGAGTTAATTGTTAAAGCCGAAATAACAACAGAATTTGATACGTTAGGAATAGGAGTTGACTTATCTGCAGGTGTTAGAGAAAAGAATGACTACACAGTCATGGTTCTTGGAGGGAGAATTGAAGATCGTATACACATAATTGATTACAGACGTATACGAGTAATGGGTAATTTAGAAAAATTAGATGCTTTAAAAGAGTTATTAAATGATTGGTCTGTTATAGGACAAGATCAAAACGGTATCTACTACCCTACTTATTCAACATGTGATATTTGGTCAGAAGCAGTTCAATATCAGGCTTCATTAGAAGCTGATTTTAAACGAGTTTGTTTACAAGGAGAGAATCTATATAATTTAGTTTGGCATCCTGTTAAAGGATTTAGAGCAGATAAGCTAGCTAGATTTAGAGGAATTATGGGTATGTTTGAAGATAGAAAAATTATCTTTAACCGCTATAGAAACTTTACAAATATGTTTGAAGAATTAACTAACTTTGGTGTTAGTAGTCATGATGACTGTGTAGACGCTTTAGTGTGGTTAGTTACAGGGTTAATGAGGAAAGGTAACCTTCAGTTAGACTTTTAATATAGAAATTGTAAGTGATTAATGGATATAGCTGGCAAAGCCATGGAGTGGTTTAACCGTGGGTTAAATACAAGAATTCCTAATGAAGCTAAAGCTAGTTTGGGTGAGTTGCTATCTGACGACATAATGCAAAGAGGAAAGTTTGGTAAAGGTGGATCTAAAGGAGGATGGGATTTAACTCGTGGATTTCGTCCAGGGGTTCCTGCAGGTGAAGGTGGTTTTATGTCAGGACCAACTCCATTAGGTAGAGAAATAATTAAAAGACCACTACGAGCATTAGCCAACTTGAGTCCAGTGGGACGACTTGCTGGAGGACTACCTGGATTGATTGCAGGTGATTTAATTTCACCTCAACCTCTTGCAGCTGGAACATTAGATGAAGCTATTGCTAGAGGTGATGTTCCAAAAAGAGATTATGACAAGTTACAAGAGAAGTATCAAAAAGAATATGACGATTATATAAATCCTAAAGGTACAGATCCTTTAGCTCCTCCTATTAAACTTGCTCGTGCTAATACTGCTAATCCACATTCAACATTTATAAGAGATCCTGGCGGTTCTGGAAAACTAATTAAGTTTAACTTTCCTTTAGATTTACGTTCCGTTGAGCAGAAAATGCAAGGCCATCCTTTTAATCAAATGAGAATGTTCTAATTAGCTATGGATAAAGAAAAGTTTAGATCTTTTGAAGACTTATATGGTATTAAGGATACCTCTCCAAAAAAACCTGCAAATTTCCAAGAAAAAGCTAGACGATTTGCAGAGGATTTACTTGACGATGTTAACTACTATACTCAAAAACTTAATGAAAGACAGCAGAAGTTTCTAGTAGATACAGAGATTCCAATCGAAACAAAACAAGCATTGGATATAGTCAAAGCTTATAGACAATTAGGAGGTCCTTCTGTAAATATTATTCCTGAAAGAACAAAAGCGACTCCAAGTAAATACGGCAGAAGATTAGGAGATACTCCTCTTAGTTCTATAAAAAAACATGAAAGAGGTAGAGAACGTGTACTTAAAGAGGTAGTTAAACGAGATCCTAAGATAACCCGTACAAGTCTAGATACAATTTATTGGAATTTAGATCCTACTGATATGGAATTACAGGCAATAAAAGATTTACAAACTGGTCTTCCATTTCTTGGATCAGCATTTACTCCAGATATAGATATTAAAGATCCTAAAGGAAACTATATGTCTAGAAACAAAGGAACTGTATTTAGTGCTCCTTTAGGTGTAACTAAAAAAACCATAGATCCTTTGTCTGATGCTTTTTTAGATACTTCGATACCTTTAGACTTACCAGCTGGTTACTTATATGGAAGCACCACTCTAGCTCATGAATTAGGACATGCCCTTGATTACTCAACTCCAAGAGGGAAAAAATTAATTAATAAACGAAGTCCAGCAGAAATACAGGAAACACGAAAGAAATTTAAAGTTGGTGGTGGAAGTCCTGCTGGAGCTTTAGTTGCTGGTCTTGGAGTATTTAACCCTGATCAAAGTTTACGTGGACAAATGATTGAAGGAGCTATTTCTGAATTAGTTAGTCCTGAATCGAGAAATATATTAGAGTCAGAAGCAAGAGCTGATTTGTTTGGTAGAAAGATTGCAAAAAAAGCAGGTACTCCTTGGAGTTTAAAAAGCCAATTAGCAGCAAGAGGTACTTATGGATTATATCCATTAGCAACAGGAGCAGCAAGTGTTATTCCAGGATATCTTTTAAACGAAACAGCTGATCTTGGCATGGATATGTTTGAGCATGGAGTTATGGACCCTCTAGCCAGGAAAATACGTGGGGGAGATACAGATTTAGAAGCGAGTCTTAGACAATATGGATATGATTCAAGCAAATATAATATAGAACCTAGAAGAACTGTTGATGCTCCTTTACAAAATGTACCTTTTAGAAAAGTTTTACTAACCAATAATATCGTAAGTCCTATCTTAAATTCAATAGCACCTTGGCTTACGGAAATAGGAGGTAGAGAGGAGATACCAATTACTCGTGTAAGAGGTTTACCTGGGGTACTTAGAAATATTGCAATGCCTAAATGATTTAGAATATAGAAAAAGGATAAAACAGTGGGACCAGACTTTCTGACACTTGCGTTAACAGCTGTTATCTCTTCTGTAACAGGAGGAGGTTGGATTGCTAGTAAAGTTTTAGAACGTCATAAAGAACGACTGAAAGACTCTATTCAAAACTTAGAAAATCAACGTATGCGTATAAATGCATTGGAAGAACATGTAAATCGAATGCCTTTAGAGTATGTCTTAAAAGTAGATTTTGTTCGGGAATTGCAAGACATGAATGATCACTTTAGAGCAATTCATAATAAGCTTGATAAGCTAATGGAAAAGCTAATAGAAAAATGACAGAGTATTCAATAGCGTTGCAACAAGCTAATAATGGCGACCTATTTGTACACTTACCAGATGAAGTCCAAGATGATTTAGGTTGGAAAGAAGGAGATATAATTGAATGGAATATGAAAGGTTTAGGTTTAACTATTAACCGAATAAATGAACCTTTTATTTATGAAATAAACGAAGAGTAGAATATAAATAATACTAATAAAAACCATGAGATATTCGGCCGGAGCATCAAATAATATTCTTGGTCCAGGTAATGGAGCCATGGCAAATGCTGTAGCACATTATGGTGGACCAGGTCATCTAGGAGGTAATCATCTTTGGCCAGGAAGACATGATCAAACGACTCCTTTTAACCAACCTCATCTTTGGGTTGAGGATGGTGTAGGAACAGAAGTACCTGTACAGGAAATACCTCAAAAGATTTTTGATCATAATATAAATTTTCCACAATCTAGTGGAATGTATAACAATGGTTTTTTAGCAGGAGGTCCTGAGTTATTTCCTATTCCTGGAGATATCAATGCAGGAGAAGTAAGAGGAAAAATAGAAGGTGTTCAAGGAGGTGCTAGAAATGATATCAGTAGACCATTTGGAGGTTTACAAGGAAATCCTCGTCAACCTCGTCTTCAAGCACAAATGAATCTTCCAGGTAAACAAGGAATACCTCAAGTAGCGGGACAGTTTATGACACCTGGATTTAAACAAGAGATTCCTCAAATAAGTACAGGTCCCTATACAGGAGGAGCAGTTGGAGCTCCTATAGGTACTTATAAAGGAGGATCTTTTGCAGTTCCTTTACCTTATTACGGATGAAATTAAAAAAGCTTGTAAAAAAAGCTCTTAAAAATCCTACTTTTTTTAGCAAAGAAGAAATTCTTTATTTTAAAAATTGGCTTTATAAAAATCAAAAACATAAACCTAAAAAATAAAAATGGCACAAGACGATTCAAAATATACAAAGCCTGGGTTACGTGAAAGTATAAAGAAACGTGTTATGGCTGGTTCTAAAGGTGGAAAACCTGGTCAGTGGTCTGCACGTAAAGCACAATTAGTAGCTTTAAAATATAAAGAAGCCGGTGGAGGCTACAAAGGAGGTAAAGGCAAAAAACAAAAAGACCTTAAAAAATGGGGTAAAGAAAAGTGGATGACAAAAGACCAGTATGAAAAACGCAGCAAAGCAAAAAGTGCTGCTAAAAAATACAAAGATTCTAAAAAGTAATTATGAAAATCCCAGCAAAGTTTAAAGAAGTCCCTGAACAATTAAGGAAAGCATCAAAGATGCATGCCGCACAAGCTGAAGTTGTTCAATCTTTTCTTGATGACTATATGAAAAGTATGAAGAAAAATAATGACTGATAAAGCAATACAAAAAGGACAGACAAAAAGATATTTACCAGAGAAAGCTTGGGCTTCTTTAAGTAGAGAAGAACGTGAAGAAACAGACAGAAAGAAAAAAGAAGGAAGTAAAAAAGGAAAACAATTTGTTAAAAACACTAAAGAAGCTAAGAGAGCTAGCAAAGCGGCAAGAGCTGCTAAGATGTATAAAGATAAACGTAGCAAAGAATAATGGCTAGTGACGCTAAATCACGTTTAAAGGAAATTATTGATTCTTATCTTGAAAGAGATGGTGGAGGTGGAATTGATACAGGGATCGTAGCTTCTCATTTAGCTCAGATGAAGCTATTCGGTATTAGACAAGGTGTTGAATTCTTTCCTGCTCAAGATAATTTTGGTAATCAACGTAAAGATTTTATAGACAGAGTAATTAAATATAATCAATTAGATACTAGACTTGATTCCATATGGGATTACTTTCTTTGTGATGGACAAGGCATTTTTTACATTCGACCAACCTCTACAAATTACAGACTATATTATTTTCGTAAGCACGAATATCGTAGCTATTACAATCTTGATGGCCAGTTGGATGAAGTTGTAATTATATATAGCTATAAAGTTCGTCAAGGTTTAGGTTATCAACAAGATATTGCTACTCAGAATTTAACAGGTTCAACAAATGGTGTTCAACAAGGAACTAAGAAATATATAAGACTTTCTATTAAGCGTAAAACAATTGAAGAAACTCATTCAGAAGGTGAAATTTCTTTTGAAAATCAGCATCATAGTGTACCTGGTAAAACTAAGACGTTTACTAATACATTAGGTTTTATACCTTGTGTTGAAATATTTAATAACGCAAAAGGATTTTCTGCCGAAGGATCAGGTGAGTTTGATGCACTAGCTAACCATATATGTACTCATGATGAAATGATCCGCACCATGAGGAAGAACGTAACCTTCTTTGGTAATCCAACATTATTATCTTCTCGTCCTAAGACAGATTTAATGGAATCTGGAGAAGCTCAAGTACAACGTCCTTCTATTGCATCTAATTCAGGATTTACAGGATTAGGTCCTTTAAGTGGTTCTCGATATAAAGCTGATCCATTATCCCGTGGTATTGATGGACAAATAAGAGTACCTAGAGTTATTGCAAACTTAGAACCAAATGATCGTGTTGGTTATATAGTTCCTGATGCTATTACTGGAGATCAGAACTCTTTTTCTCGTCAATATAGAGAAGAAATAAGAACTGCACTTGGTGGAGTAGATGAACTATCTATATCTGCAGGTGTAACTGCTACTGAATATAAGTCGTTATTTGGCCGAGTTGCTGCTACTTCTAAAAAGAAAGCTACTTCACTTTACACATATGGTCTTTGTCGTTGTTTAGAACTAATAATTTTCCAAGAAGAAAATCTATTTAAAGAGAGTCTTGCACGATCAGTAGGTTTAGAAAAACCAATTGATCTTCCTGCTAATCCATCTCCTGAAGAAACAAAGCTTTATACAGAAGCAATGGGATATTACGAAGAGCAAATCAAGCAACTAATGATGGCATGTCTGCAATCTCAGCAGATTCCACCAGGTGTTACAGGTCTAATACCAGACGGAGACGTAACGATTCAGTGGAGATGGCTCGGGCCAGTATATGAAGACTCAACTCAGGATACTTTGAATAACTCAATTGTTGTAAGAAACCTACAAGAATTAGGGGTAGATAGCATAGAAGCACTGAAGTATCTCTTTCCGTCGAAAACGGATGAAGAAAGGGCTGCCATGTTATCGGGCTTCCCATTCAGAATGGTTAATGAATTGCAGGGTGCATACTCTCAATTTTCAAGACTCGTGGGGGGAATGATGCAGACTCCTCATCCTCAGTCACCCGACTTACCTATGGCAGCAGATCCACGCCTAGATCTGACACCATATCTGTATCGAACACTCGAGGCGTTACAAAAGGAGATGAGTTATGCAGGTCGCTACAGACCAATCGACCCAACAGACGAGCCAAGCACCAACAGCAACAGTGGCTCCGAGCAGTTACGTGGCGGCAGCTCCAGCAGCAGCTCCACAAGCGGCTCCACAGATACCGGGTCAATATCAAGTGGGTACCAGCTTCCCACAAGCAGTACCACAGGGAACCCCCAGCTTCCAATCCGCCCCTACTCAGTACGCCCCCCAATCCCAACCGGCGGCGGCTCCTCAGCAGGACGGTCCATGGGAATCGGCGTTCAACAAGGTGGTAGGACTACTGAGCACTCCAGTCCAATCCCCGTTCCAGGGTCAACAATCTCAGACAGCGGCTCCTCAGTATACCCAGGCCAATTACGGTCAGGTGAGCGCCCCAACTACGCCACAATCGGCTCCGCAGA